TTTTACACAACCAGAAGAACGTACAACGAAGGTTACCGTAGAATTGAGGGTCAACCCGATCCTCTCGGTACATCTGTTCGCTGGTACAACCCCAACTCCTTATGTCTATGCTGCCATTGAAAAGGAACCGGGTTATTATCGTCACCTTGTGTTTGGTCACATGCAGAAGTTTGGAACCGCCCTTGGTGGAATGTTTTGGGATGTATCGTCACGAAATGACTCTGCTGAGCAGCAAACCAACGCTGACAACCATCGTGCGCCGCTTCTTTATAATTCGAATGTACAATATTATGCCTATTCACAATGTGGTGGTTTTGATACTCAGGACAGAAATGGCAACCCTGTGTTTTGTAGGATGGGTTATGACAGCTACTCCCCCTATTCGTCAGGTGGTCATAATGGTCCGGAAGCTGACACGTTCATGGTTGCCAACCCCATCAGTTTTAACGGCAGGACGGCACTGCAGACTCCATTGGTGATGGCCAATGTGGACGGTTACGTGCCGTTCGGAATTCCACCGGCGCTCCGTTACATCAATCTGGAGTATTTTGAAGCAGGTGATGAACTGGTCATCGGCAACGAGACATGGAAAGTATTTCCGTGGACGAGACGGGCGCCTGGGTTGGAAACTACAGACAACGCCTACCGTGGTCCCGAATACGAAGCATCCGGCATGTACGGCATTGCCTACTTGAAGGACTGATCTCATGGCTTATGGTGAACCGGCAGTCATTACGGCACTGAGCCCTTTCAATGCAGGTCGGGCGGTCCCGTCCCCCAACTACCCGGGTGAATCAACACCGGGCATCCTGACAGCCGATAACTTCGGTCATGGTTCCAACCAGTTTACCGATCTGCAGGTGGACTCCTTCAGTTTCGCGGGTCACCGGGAACCCACCTACTTCGACGACCTGTATTTCAGGATTCACTTTGACCCTGGACAGATCAGCCTGGGTAACGTGCTCTCGGTACAGACCGAAGAAGTCACCGTCTGGAATGCACACCTTTCCAGCAAGACGATGACAGACTACATGGAGCCGACATCGCAGGGGTTGAGTGTCCAGGAGCCGGTGTTGCCGCCTTACACCCTGGCGCCACTGGAGGAACTGTCGTACATTGTCACGGTGTCCACCAACGGACCACCTCAGTTCTCCGAAGAAATCCTGTGGACCATCGACGGGGTTGAATATTCCGTCCCAGTCAGTGGCCAGCGTGTGTTGGTGTGGCCGTTTGGTCCGAACTGGGATCAGCCGATGACGGAATCCCTGGAGTGGAAGACTGATGTCATCCGGGCGTTCAGTGGTAAGGAGACCCGGGAAGCCCTTCGGAGTAAACCACGGCGTCAGCTTGGCTATCGCACCACTCTGGAGGGTGCTCTGGTCAACCAGTTCCAGAACCTCCTGTATGGTTGGCAGGACCGCCAATACGCGGTACCCGTGTGGTTCGACAAGTGGGTAATGCAGGAGGCGATCATTACCGGCGCCACCCAGGTGCCGACTGAAACAAATGGTCGGTCGTTCTTCAAAGGTGGTTTGGCGATCCTGATGACGGACAGCTTCACCTTCGAGGTGTTCGAGATCGACAACGTTGAGAGTGACCACCTGGTTCCGTTGAAGCCGTTGGAGAATGACTGGCCCCGCCTGGCGAAACTCTACCCATTGAACCTGGCTATCCTGCCGTCGTCGGTGCCGACACAACGGATCACCACCCGGGTGATGACCGCCAACCTGGAGTTCCGGACGGACCCGGTGGAGACCGACCCATACCTGCCGGCCATTCCGGCAACGGACACCCACAGTGGCTATGAGATCATCTATCGTAAGCCGAACTGGGCCAACCCGATCCCGCAGGAATTCGAATCTGAATACGACGAACTGGACTTCGACATCGGGACATTCCAGCAGGTGCAGCGCCCGTCGTTCCCCCGGCAAATGCGGACGTTCCAATGGGTGCTGAAAAACCGGCAGGACATCAAGTCGTTCCGTGCTTTGCTGGGTCGCCTGAAAGGTCGCCTGACACCGGCCTATCTACCCACCTGGCACCCGGACTTCCTGCTGGCGGATGTCACCCCGTCTGGGAACGCCAGCCTGACGGTAAAACGTGGGCAGTATGGTCCCATGGTGGGTGTTCCGGACACCCAGAAAACCTTGCTGATTCGGCTGAAGGACGGCACCCAGTTCGTCCGGACAATCACTGGGATCGGTCAACCCGACCAATACACCGAGCGACTGACGACAAACGAACCCTTCCCGGTTGAGATCAACGAGGGCAACATTCTGATGATCTCGTTGGTTCACCTTTGCTGCCTGCGTCAGGATGGGGTTACAATCAACTATCAGTCGGATTCTGTAGCGACAGTTGAATTGACGACCATGACGGTGGATGAATGAGCAGAATCGAGATTTACACGGTCACCTATAACTTTAACCGCTGGTACTACACCTCGGCCGATGAGAATCACGTTGAGAACGTCGTGACCTATCGCGCTGTCCCTATTCGTCGTTCTGGTGTGGAGTTGAATTCAGACCCAGGTGCGGGGGAGTTCGAGATTGAGGTACCTCTGGACGTGGAATTCCTGGAGTTGTTCCGGGTATCCCCACCTTCCGGCATGGTGACACTGCTTTGTCAGAGTTTCGACAGTGCAACGCCAGACCAGAAATCTGTGATCTTCAAAGGTAGCGTCGTTAACGTCAAATGGGAACTGGAGTCGGCAACCGTGTTGTGCGAAACCAGCAGCCAGGCTATCCGCAGGATGGGATTGCGTAGACATTACCAGTATGGTTGCCCTCACATGCTTTATGGCGGCGAATGCAATGTTAACAGGAACGATTTTCTCACCCTCGATGTGGCATCTAATGTGACGGGCACTTCCGTTGATTTGGTTGCCGCGGCAGGAAAACCGGATGACTGGTTCGCCGGCGGCTATATCGAGTACACACACTCAGAACTCCAGACCGTGGAGCGGATCAGCGTGGGGTCGTCGGTCGGCGCGAACGGAAGGCTGAATCTGTTCTCCTACCCGGTCGGCCTGGCTGGTGGTGCCGAGGTGCGGGCTTACGCTGGTTGCAACCGCACAATTCAGCAGTGCACGGACAAGTTCGATAACGCGATCAATTACGGTGGGATGCCTTTCATCCCGACGAAGAACCCCTTCGGTGGCGACCCGATGTTCTGATCTGAGGTGATTTATGTGGATTCAGTTAGCCATCAGCCTCGTTCTATACGCGGTCTCCTATGCCCTGATGCCGAATCCCGAGGGACCGAAGAACGCGGTCGCCGGGGAACTGGACATACCGCACCCACCAATGGGGGAGCCAATCCCAGTGGTGTTTGGTCGAGTCTGGATCAAGGATGCCGGGGTGGTTTATTACGGTAACCCCGTTCAAAAAGCCATTAAATCTGAGGGTGGCAAAAAATGATCGTCACACACAGGGATTTGAAGGCACTACGGTACTGCAACAACGGCACCCGTGCATTCTTTACCAGGCATGGTCTGGATTGGTCTGAGTTTGTCAGAAACGGGCTTCCTGCTGAAAAATTCACTGAGACCAATGACGCAATGGCGATCCGCCTGGTTGAGTTTGCACGGGAGCGTAGAGTATGAGTGGTGGTAAGGGTGGTGGCAGTGTAACGGTTGGTTACCATTATTATATGAACATGCATTTCTCACTGGCACACGGTGGGGTTGATGAACTACTTGAAGTCCGTATAGGAGATCGTGTTGCATGGCGAGGGTCCATCACCGGTGGTGGCTCTGCACTGATTAACGAAATCAACCTTTTTGGTGGTGAGAAACGTGAAGGCGGCGTCATGGGTGTAATTGACCTCATGCCCGGGGACTCGACTCAACCAGTAAACCCATCGCTTCAGAGTGCTATATCCCGTGCGACCGGTTCTTCAACCGTGCCTGCTTACCGGGGGCTGAGTACCGTTTTCTTTAAAGGTTTCGACAGCCTTGATATGACGGGAACACCTTGGTCTTCTATTCAAAAGAGTGACCTTGATACCACACCCGAGATAAATTCCAGTCTCAGCTTTTCAGAGATCCTTGGGCTTGTTTTTCAAGTCAAAAAGTGGCAAGCATTGGCTCGATCATCGTTCATGTGGTCAGCAATGAACCCGTACTTTAAGAATCCCTCTTTTTTGGTGCGACGTGTGTGGAAGGGGTGGTACCCGGAAAAAGCCCAGATTGGCGAGGACGTGAACCCCGCTCACATCATTTACGAGTGCCTTGTCAACAAGGAATGGGGTCTCGGGTATCCCGCGCAAGACGTGGGTGATTCGTTTTACCAGGTGGCTGACACACTTTACGACGAAGGGTTAGGGCTCTCATTGAAGTGGACCACACAGACGCGGGTTCAAGAATTTATTGAACTGGTTCTGGAGCACATCAACGGTACCCTTGTGGAAGATCGGGAGTCAGGTGAGTTCCGATTGTCTCTGGTCCGTGGGGATTACGACGTGAATTCCCTGTTTGAACTGAACTACGACAATTGTGTTCTGGACAACTTTCAGCGCAAGACAATGAGTGACACCGTCAATGAGGTGGTGGTTGCGTTCACCCGCCCTGAAGATGGTGAAACGGACACGGTGGCTGTCCAGGACTTGGCCAACTTCAGCAACACCGGGCAGATCAACAACCAGAAGAAGGAATACCCTGGTGTCCGTAGTTCCGAGTTGGCCATGCGCCTGGCATTGCGGGACCTCAATACCCTGTCAAAGCCGGTGGCGAAGGTTACCCTGACGTGTGATCGCAGCATCATTGGGCACTACCCGGGCGACGTGGTGAAGTTGAACTGGCCTCGCCTCGGGTTAAACGGTCTGGCCGTGAGGATCGGCAGCATGGACCTGGGTACACCGGGTAACGCGGAAATCAAGATTGAAGCTGTGGAGGACGTGTTCGCTCTCCCCCAGGGCGCTTACGTAACACCGCAACCGATTGGTTGGGTTGACCCGTCCAAGGATGCAGAACCAGTAGTAGAACAGAAGATTTACGAGTTAAGTTATTATGAACTCCACACGTCAACGAATTCCTCTGACCGCATTGATTGGCCCGAAGATGTTGGGTTTTTAGCGGTCTCTGGGCTTGCACCGAATTCTAACACTAACAATGTAACCCTCTACGATGATATTGAAGAAAGAGAAATATCCGGTGGTGAACTTACACCTCAGTTGCGACTAACCGGAGAGGTTGGGTATCTGGACTCTGAGATTCCCGTTGACTTCTCAAACACTGACCCTCTTTTGTTTGTCGAGGGTGGATTAGCATGGTTGGGGGATGAACTGATACAAGTGACGGGTTTTGACACAACTCTTGGAACTTTGAGTGTTAATCGAGCCGTCATAGACACTGTACCTGCTAAACACTCACTTGGTGAAAAGGTCTGGTTTTATAAGAGTCAAACAAATGTTTTCGATCCAAAGATCAGGGTGAACGGGGAGTCAGTGAGTTATCGTTTACTGACTGAAACTAGCAAATCCAAGCTCGAAGTTTCGCAAGCACCTGTTATTGATCACACGTTACAGAACAGACAGATCAGACCTTACCCGGCAGGCAATGTGAAGTTCTTTGGTGAGTATTTCCGTGAGGTTTTCAACGGGGGATTAGGTCCCTTGGCGATGACATGGGCGCACCGGGATCGAACCCAACAGTTGGCGGAAATTCCAACATTCAAGGACGGGACCATTGGTACCGGGGAAGGTCGGGACTACGAAGTTGGAGTGTTCGACGAAGATGGCAACCAGGTAATCGGACAGTTTATCGGACAGACTGATTCGTTCACCCTGATGAACGAGGCATCGTTGCTGGGTAAGGCGGTGAGTTCAGCAGGCGAGACATTCCGACGGACAGTTGCCGGTGATGATCAGGGCAAACCGTATGTGCCTGTCGGCACCTCCAGTACAGGCTTCTTCCTGGTGCGCCCGGATCAGAGCGACAATGTGTCGATCTACAAGCACTACAGCAGCGCCGACGGCAACCTGATTACCCTGGAGGGCACGTTCGACTTTGAAACGCTCTCCGGTGAACCCGGCAGCCGTGGTGCGTTCTTTCCGGCCAGCGGTGCTCAGATCGAACTGAACGACGAGATTATAGGTCTGCCCGCGGCATTCAGCGAAACGGCTGCCAGTACCAATTTTTGGTCTCTAAACCTACAGGTGACCGTCGGGTTCAACGTCCGTCAACCAGATGGAACCTTCACCCGGGTTGATTTTCCTTTTTCCGCACCGGAGGAATTCGAGGCACTGTTCACCGACGATACACAGGCAGTCCTGGTGACCAAGGAAAACGTCGTCAGTGTCAACCGAGCCGACCATGCCCCTTTCATGACGGGTACAGACATCAATCTCATCGACGATGTCGGGTACACCATCACCGACGCTGTACACGGGCAGACCGGATGGGTCGCTGTTGCGACGAATGCTCGGAAGATTTTGACCTGCCCTTATGGTCAGGAGGAATCCGGTTGGGTCGAAATCGCCCTTCCTCAAAACAGCTATTACACAATGATCGGTGAAGGTCCCAATGGTGAACTGACGGCCGTAGACGGGTCTGACTTAACCTTCGATGAAGTAATGTTGAGCACCGACGGTGGGGTAAGCTGGTCACCCATTCTGACCATCAATGGGCGCATATTCAGTGTTTTCTGGGTTGGCTCACGGGTCATCGTATTTTCTGAGCAGGGTGAAGAATTTTCGGATAATCTGGGTGGAACTTGGTACAACATCATGGGGTTGGTCGGCAGTGAACCTACCCATAAACCAGTCGTAACGGGCGCCGATCTGTTTGCAATCTCAAACGGAGGCACCAGTGACTCTGGTATTTACAAGTCCACCAACAACGGCGCGTCCTGGTATCGTGTTTTTGAGTCGCCCACCGAGTGGGTTGGTATCGACATGGCACGGACGGGCTCCAATGTCATACTGGTCGGCCGCCCGAGCGTTGCAGCATCCGGTGGTTTGATGATCATGGTCAGTTCGGATGGTGGTGAGACGTGGCAAGAACTGTATGGTGGATACTGGGGACCGGACGATCTGGGTAACTACCATGGTAACCACTTCTCGAATGTTGTACCCAGGCAAGTTGTAGAGGTTAACGGTTATTGGGTGATTCTTTGTGTTGCACCGTTTCTGCCGGGTAGGGCGTTTGTGGTCGGAAAAGTCGGGGGTGACCGTTTTGCCACGGTCAGTGACACTATCCGCACTCCCAACAAGGAACAGTTGCGACTACTGCTTTCATACGGTGACAGGGTGTTGGGTATCAACAGCACCGACTATGGGATTGTTGAAGACGCCACCAGTGGCGCCTATAACTTCTTCATCAGATACTATATCCGGACGAGTAACGACTTGGTGACCTGGTCAAGTCCGGTCGAGCAGGATTTTGGAATACTACGTGAATTGAATTACATGCGAATGTTCTTCCGCACCGGCGCAAGCTCCAACTTTGGTGGCATCACAAACATTCGTTATCCACTCAACATAGATAATTATTACCCGACTTACTGTCGATTCCAAGGTTATCATTACATTGGATGTCCGGCGGGGTCCACCCCAGACATTCTTCGGTCAGGTAATCTCGCCACATGGTCACCGGTGAATACGGCATTGAGGGACGGTTTCACTCGTGTAGCCCAGCATGTTCGTGTACTTACAGCGTCTCAGACCGCTATTGTCGCTCTGGTCTTCACGAACGGCGGTGGTGAAACAGGGACAGATGATTTTGAAATCTGGCGATCCACGGATGGCGTGAACTTTGAGGCCGTTGAGACCATCGACGACGAGTATGGAAGCTCTGGTACCGGACAGTTCGATCACGCCCTGGTGACTGATACAGGGTTCATCTTTTACGGGTCGCGGGGCGTCCTGTTGAGTGAGGATGACGGGCAGACGTGGGAGGAAGTCTTTACTGGCAACGTCCCATTCGCCCGGTATCACAATGGGGCCCTGTTATTAGCATCGGGTTCATTCAATAAAAGCGCGACCATCAAGTTCAGCCTGGATAATGGCCGGACCCTTCAGGACCCTTCGCCGGACGATAGTGTGAATGGTGGTGACGTAGACCTTGCAACGGTTTATCGACTCAACGATCAGTTGCGAGTTACACTGGATGTTGAAGAAAATGACTTGAAAGGGTTCCAGGCTCACGACCTAGAGTTCAAGCGAGCAGGTTATGGGTACCGATATGGTGAGTATTATGGAGGGGCAACCTGATGCCACAGCAGGAAAGTAATCTCGGACTTTACTACGGGTGGGCAGCCGGTGAGTCCGGGTGGAACGAGCAGAACGACGCAAACCTGCGAGCCATTGGTGCCCTTGTACAACTGACAGTGGTATCCATGAGCGAGACGGCACCACCGGGTGCTGCCGCAGACGGTGACCGGTACATTGTACCTTCTGGGGGTACGGGTGCATGGACAGGTCAGGATGGTCTGATCGCTGTGTGGCGAGAGGCAGTAGATGCCTGGCAGATTTACTCACCGAAGGAAGGGTGGGATGCTTGGGTGTTATCTATTGGTCAACGAGTGATGTTCGATGGCACCAACTGGTTGCTCCCGGGTGATCTGTACGGACAATACGCTGACGACACGGCTGCGGCCACCGGTAGTGTACCTGTCGGCGGGTTCTATGTGAATTCCTCCACCGGCGCATTATCCGTTCGACTTTCGTAAAACAACCAAATGTGGCATAAACTAACGTTGGTTGATACTATTGCAAGGAAATGGTTACGCGAGTCAGGAGGTAGTTGTGGGCAGTGAAGCGGTATGGCAGGTGCTCGGGTTCATCGTAAGTCTGGGTGTGCTCGGGTTCGCTATTGTCCGCGTCCTGGATCGGAAAGCCGAGACTCGGCAGGACCTGATGGAAAAACGCCATGCGGAGGAAATGTCCGCGATCCGGCAGGACCTGGCCGACAAGCATTACAGCAACACCCGGGAGTTCCAGTCGCTTCATCAGCGGGTCAACGACGTGAAGGACCGATATGTGAAGCAGGAAACCCACGACAGAGACATTGCGATGATCCGGGACTCAATCAAGGAGTTCCGTGCGGAAATTAAACAAGAAATCAACAGCGGCGTGGTGGTGTTCAACCAGTCACTGGGTGATCTCCGGAAAGACTTCACGGGGTTGCTGATGGACATAGCATCACGACTCAAGCTACCCAACGACTAACAGGAGGGCTCATCATGGCCCTGCTCACCATCAGACGGTTCAACTACGGACCTGAAAGACCTATCAATGTGTCCGGTACCTTTGGTGTCGCTACGCTACCGTCCGGTCGGACACTCTTTTCCGTTGAGCCTCCATGGGTAGGTAACCAGGTCAACGTCTCCTGTATCCCCGAGGGTGTTTACAAACTGGGTCTCCGACGCTCTGGTGTGGTAAGTCGCAGCAGCGGTGGTGAGTTCAAATCCGGTTGGGAAATAACCGAAGTACCGAACCGCACGTTCATCATGCTGCACCCCGGCAACTGGCCGGACAACTTTGAAGGTTGCATCGGTTTCGGTCTGAAGTACGGAATGTTGGGTGACAAGTTGGCCGTGTTCAATTCCCGTGATGCGTTCCGGATGATGATGTCCGAATTCCCGAAGGATGAGTGCCACGAAGTTCACATCCTACCTTACCTGGTGGAGTACCCGTAATGAAGACGCTGACTGTGATTCTGTTGACAATGATTCTCTCCGCTTGCGCTGTGATGGAGCAGGTGGAGAAAAACCCACTGACCTCCGAGCTCATCACCAACCAGTTGACCCTGCGATTCATTGCCGCTGACGACGACCCGGTTGAACGGTCGCTGAAGATTCAACAGGTGGTGACGAAGCTGCAGACTCGGGTTGATGGTGAGGTCGAATTCACTCTGGTTGAGTTTGAGCAAATGGTTCGACAGGAGATTGACTGGCAGTCGATCAGTCCGGCGGACCAGGAACTGTTGAACTTCGCCTTCACCAAGGCTCGGCAGGTTATCAGCGATCTGATCGGTGAGGGTGTGGTTGAACCGGATGAACGGTACACGCTGGTCACCCTGTTGACCTGGGTGAATAACGCAGCGATGAGGGTGCGGTGATGAATTCGACGCTCCCGGGAGGGCACTATTTCAGTGACCTGGTTCTGCAGCACACCGACGGCGGTAAGTGGGAACTCAAGGAACCTCTGTTTTACTTCGGCCTACTGAACCCCACGGTGGTCCCGTCCGGTTTCAAGACGGACCTGGACAGTGTACCCCGCTTACCCCTCATTTACGCAACATTCAAAGGCCGTGCTGTCCGGGCTGCCGCGGTGCACGACTACCTGTACAACACACAGGCCGGCAAGGCGTACGCAGACAAAGTGTTTCTGTTGGCCATGAAACACGAAGGGGTACCCACCAGGTGGCGTTACCCGATCTATTGGGCAGTGGTCTTGTTCGGAAACTCAATCTACGAGAGGAAGCGATCATGAAACGACTTATCCTTACGGCACTGTTATTCAGCACCACCGCAATGGCGGAAACCCTCACCTGGAACCCGCCCACCGAACGCGCCGACGGCACCCCGCTGGACCCCATGACCGAGATTGCCGAGTACCGCCTGGTGTGCGGTGAGGTCGTGACCAGCATTGATCCGACCGTGGCCGAGGGCGAGCAATACGAATTCCGCAAGCACCAGGTGTTGCCTGGCTATGGCGCACACGATTGCCACATGACTGCCGTAGACACGGATGGTCTGGAGTCTGAGCCCAGCATGACGCTGATGTTGGAATGGGAACAGGCCGCACCCCGGTCGCCCACGGATGTTCTGGTGATTGTGGAGTGAACCAATGACACACGTTGTACTGATCCATGCCACCTTCGCCAACAAAGCGGACGCTGATCACATCTATGACCAAGCGATGACGGTGGCTACCAACGCCAGTGTTGCCCGAATCGGTGAAGCCGGTGAACGCACATCTTACTGCGGTGTGTATGAAGAACAGACTGACGGTACCTTGCAGCCCTTGTCTCGGTGGCATATAGACCGCTTTGGCATCCTGCGTGAGACAGACCCAATCGCCAATGACATTGTACCTGAATGGGTACAGCCCACAGGTGCTCAGGACGCTTATCCTCTGATGGACGTGTTTGGTCTACCTGCCAAAGTCATGTACAACGGCAGTGAGTGGGAGAACACCAGCGCGGTTAACACAAACGCTCCCGGAGTCTTTGGGTGGACTGATTTATCTGTACCTGTCGAGCCTGAAGTATCCGCTGGCCTACCTACATGGACTCCGTGGACAACTGGCCTGAATGAAGACCTCTATCAAGTAGGCGACCAAGTAACGCACAACGGAAGCGACTGGGAAGCGACCTTGGGTAATAACTACTGGACCCCCGGCTCTGGAA